GATATAGTTACGATGCCTACCAAGGTATTTGATGGAATGTATGAACATATTCTTACTGATAAGGGTATGACTATCTTTGATGCAGACTATGCAAAATCAATAGAAGGTTTGGAGATTACCGCAGTATGAAGAACTTCGCAGTCTATTCTAAGGATGGTTGCCCTCATTGTGAAAAGGTTCAGAAAGTGCTTGAGTTGGCTGGTCTAAATTTTGTAACTTATAAATTAGATCAGAACTTTGATAAGAAAAGTTTCTATGGTGAGTTTGGGGAAGGTTCTACTTTTCCTCAAGTTGTTGTTGATGGTAAGAAACTTGGCGGTTGTACTGCTACTGTAAAGTATCTAAAAGAAAAACAGCTCGTATAAAGTCATGTCGAATAATTTTGAAGAAGTATATTATGTTCTGGAGGAAGCACTGGAACTTGCTTTTAAGGGTAAGTTCGTGGTAAAATTATATGAATATTTACAAGTAAGAGGAGTAAGCAAAGCAGAGATCGATCAATTCTTACGCAGTTCTACTGCTAAAGAATTTGCCGATGAAGTAATAGAACTTGACGAATACATTAAAGGAGGTAATGATAGTAGTCATAAACAAATAAGGGAAGCGTATCATCACGTTCCCAAACCCCAAGCAAGAAAGATAAGAAATTATCTTGCTGGTATACTAGAAGATGCTGTGAGGTATTCCGATGATAAAAGAAGAGGTCGCAAAAGACGATCTAAATAATGACAAACCCGAAATCAATAGGGGTGTTGAATTATTGTTACGAAATAGGAGGAACGAAGAACCAAAGTCCAAAACTTTTCAGGTAAATTTCTCCCTCCTAAACAGAGAGATTACTTTTTATCTGGACATCAAGAAAAAATAATCTTCGGAGGAATATTATGTTACAAGAAGTAACCCCTTACATCCTTTTCTATGCTGGATTTGCAATACTTGCTACATTTGTGTTAGGATTCTTTGCAGGATGGATTACCAACAATGTCATAGCACAATTCCTCAGTAGACCAGTTCCTTATTCCGTTCACCCAGAAATGTTTGATGAAAACGGACAAGTTATTCCAGATGAAATTTTAGCCCTACGATTTGAAAATTACAATGACACAGACGAAGACAACGAAGAAGACGACTAGGAAACCATCCGTCAAGAGAGTTAAACTTCCACCTAATCCTTTTATCCATGAGATACTTGACCTCGTAGGAGAGCAAAGGACAAAGGCAAAGAGAGTTGAGATCCTTAAAGAGTATAGGGATGACTCACTAACTGCTATTCTTATCTGGAACTTTGATGAGAGAGTACAGTCTGCAGTTCCTGATGGTCAGGTTCCTTACAAAGAGAATGAAGTACCTGTAGGAACAGACCACACTTCATTGCGTAGAGAGTGGAAGCAACTTTATCATTTCATTAAAGGTGGTAATGATACTCTCAGCAGTCTCCGTAGAGAGTCTATGTTTATTCAGTTACTTGAAGGACTACATCCTGATGAGGCAAAGATTATTTGTAAGGTGAAAGATAAGGATTTGGAATCTTTGTATCCAAAGGTAACACTTGATGTTGTCAAAGAAGCATTCCCTGATATAGTATGGGGTGAGAATAGAGGATCATGACGGAGAAAGTAGAAGAACAACAGGAATTGAAAGAGAAACCAACGAAACCATCTTCTGCATGGTCTTCTGAAGAGAAGAAACTTATTAGTACCTATGGGTGTCAGTTAATTACTGAAGATGCTTCTCAAGAACAGTTGATGAATAAAGCAGTTCCGAGTGATGCTATGATTGTAACTTATAAATCGGAAGAGAAAATTTATAAGGATCTTTGTCGTGGTTCAAAGGTTAATATATTTGACCTATACTTTGACAAGTTTGGTAAAGGTTCTCTTGTATCAATTGATTGGGGTCATGGGAATATTAAACCTTCACAGTGGGGATATAAACCACCTGAAAAAAAGAAGAGGAGGAAGTGATGAAAGACGAAGAACTTCGATCCCAAATAAATGAACTCATTAAAGATGAGATTCAAGAGGGAATAAATGATTACATAGACACACAAGAGGCCTCTCCAAAGACTGGTCTTGGTTTTGTTAGTAATAAAGATGAGAAGTTGAAGGTTAATATTCCTAATTCAGAAGTAGATAAAATTATTAAAAGATATAAAAAGATTAAGAAGAATCAGAAATCAAATCTGTATCAAGCAAAACTCTTAGATCAACACGGGAAACCACTATGAGATTAGGCATAATGTGTTCTGGAAATGGTACAAATTTCGAGAACATTGTGCGTACTTGTAGATATGACGAAGTTGTGTTAATGATCCATAACAAAAAGGACTGTGGAGCATTAAAGAGAGCAGCAAAGTTAGGAATTAATCATTGTTATGTTTCTCATAAGAATGAAGAGGAGATGGTTAAATTATTTGAGGCATGGAATGTAGACCTTATTATCCTTGCAGGATATATGAGAGTGATTAAAAATCCTTCTGCTTTTCCATGTCCTATCATCAATGTTCATCCATCATTACTTCCTAAGTATAAAGGATTGAATGTAGTAGAGAAAGCAATGGAGGCAGGAGAGGAAAAGACTGGATGCACTGTTCATTATGTGAATGAAGAACTAG